ATGCCTCATAACCGACTGTTGCTGCAAGTTCGGAAGCGTGTTGTCTTGCAATCGCTTGGGCAAAGCCTTGCAAGTAGAAGTCAACCCATCTTGGGATGGGCTTTGATGGGTCAACGCCCGTTGAAGCCAAGTAGACGCTTCTTGCTGCTCGGTAAGCATCCATCAGATACTTCGTCAACTCAACAGCGTAAGCGTCAACGAGATGTTGCGGGACGGAAAGCCGACCAAGTTCCCGCAACGCTGACGGTTTGCCCGCATCGGCATCGGCAACTAACCTACGAACTTGCTCCATCAACGCATCAATTTGCTGCCGCAACAAATTCCGCAAACTTTGTTCCGCTGCCGTGATTGTTGTGTCCGACAAACTTCGCAATGTCGCCCCTTGAATCAATCCAAGCGGATCGGAAAACTGCGACTGGCGATTAGCGATTAGCGACTGGCGAAACGACGGCGATTGGCGATTGGCGATTAGCGACTGGTCATTTTTGCCGTTTCCAGTCGCCAGTCGCGAGTCGCTATTCGCTGTCGTTTCTGGTGCTGGCAATTCAACCTCTTCAGGTTGTTCTTCTGGCAGTGGCGGCAAATCAAAGACATCCCGAACCCATTCCTGCAAACCTCGGTCGGGCGTTAAGATACCCACTTGCACAAGTTTGGAGATGGCTTCGGCAAGGACTTCACGCTGTAGGACGAGCCTCAAATCGGCGAAGGTCAATTCGGGAAAGTCGGTGAAATCTTCACCGAAATTGAGCCGACAAAGTTGCGGGATGGCATAACGGTTGATGTGGTCGGCAAACCATTGAGCGACGGAATTCAAGCCCATCAAAAAGAGTTGGCTGTGATCTCGCGATAGCGCCCAACTTCCAACATCGCCCGTCCCTAAGTTGAGAAATTGAGCCAACACGGCTTTCACAATCATCGTGTCGTGGTGTTGAATGGCTTCCACGAATGCTTGGTTTGCCCTCTGTCCCGCTTCCGCTCCAATCAGTTCCACGCTGTAATCTTCAGGCAACACCATCGCAGCCCGCTCATGTCCTCGCATCGCTTCCAGCATTTGCAGGAAAGTCTGCTTGTCTTGCTCCGAAGTGCCTGCGGGAACTTTACCGACAGGAATTCCGACAGCCCAACGCTCAAGGGCAATCGCTTGAAGTTTGTAAGCAAGGTCTTTGAGAAACCAGTGCTTATAGGCAGCCCGCAGGACCGAGACGCCGTATGGGTTGCCAAGTTCACGACGCCAGATGAAAACGAGCAACTTGTCAATTGGGATGTCAACTTGCCGAAATCGTCCCTGCGGGTCAAAACCGACCTGCCGAACCCCTGCCAAGCCTCCCGTTTCGTCAAACAAAAATCGCTCAATGGTTTGCGGATGCCTCGGAGCGAACTTGCGCCAAACGATGTAGTCGTCCCGCTCCTCAAAAACCTTCTCAAAGATAGTGAAGCCGTAAAAGAGCGCCAAAAGGGCGTCTCGAAGGAAGTCGTCAAAAGTGTGGGTCATGCCGCCGAAAAGGTTGTTATAGACCAAATCAGCCGCTTCTTTTGCCGTCGGGTCATCGGAAGCAGGTCGGACATCCCAATCGGTCGCTCTGATAGGCAATGTGATCGCCAACTCAAGGGCTTGAACGGTCGCATCGGACCGACGCATTCGGGTGTAGACGGCGATAGAGCGGGGAAAGGAAAGTTCGGGCAAATATTCGTCAGCGCCCAAGTTGGTCAGAAGGTAGCCGATCCCACTGCCGCCAAACCCTAACTCGGAGCGAAGTTGCTGTCGTGGGAGTTCCTGAAATGACTGTTTTGGCTTTTTCCACCAACCCCAAAGGCGCATTCTTTTCGCCTCCAATGTGCAAGTTGGTATACTAACTTGACATGCCCTCTGTCCCTTGTCCCCTGTCCCTTTCCGTTTGGACGGCGTCCGAACGGGTCGTTCTCAAAATTGAGCACATTAGTACACCAGCGTGCTCAATTTTGCGCAAACTTTTGCCCTACAATCGCCTCGAAGGGAGCATCCCTATATCGGAATACCCCCCTCGCCCAAAAAGCCCGTCAGACGCCAAAAACGGCAGGAAATGGCGACTGGCAACTTGTGACTGGAAAACGGCAGGAAATGGCGACTGGTAACTGGCGACTGGAAGAACGGCAAAAAGAACCAGTCGCTAATCGCCAGTTGCTAATCGCTGCCGTTTCGCAAGTCGCTAATCGCTAATCACCAGTCGCTGCCGTTTATATGGATGCCAGAACATCGTTCAGCAGGTGCCCAGCATCAGGGGCGGTGACGACCTCGGCGACCTCGTGGCGGACGCGGATGACGGTGCTTCGGGAAGGCTCATCACGGTAGCGTTCAACAACGAAGTTGGAAAGGGTCGGTCGGTAGCCGAAGGCAGGTTGGTTGATGGCTGGTCGTGGGGGCACGAAAGCAATGACGACCCGATCTCCCCAAACATATTGCAGGTTCGGCGTAGCACCTTCAACGGCAGTGTCCATCACAATGTCGCCGATGACCACTTCCCGAACTTCCAGCCATCGGGCAAGGATGTCCGTTGAGAAGGTGGCATTAGTGAACTTCAGTCGGTCGGCAACTTGGGCGTGTTCAATCAAAACTTCCCAAACGGGTCGGGAAACGACGACGGTCGTTGGGCGAACGCCGATTCGTTGGCTGACGGCAACGATGGCGTTCTTCAAGTCGGTGATGGGCGTGGAGCCCGACTGATCCCACTTGGTCGTTGGGGTCGTGCGGTAACCTGCTGTCGTCAAGGCGTTGACAACGGCGTCTCTCGCCCTAACTTCCGCATCCAAAGTGAGCATGTCAACAAGTTGCGTCGTGGCAGCGACAAATGGGTCAATGGGATTTTGGCTGGCGGCAACATCTCTGTCGTCAACGGCAATTTCAAGGGCATATTCTTCGCAGAAGAACTTCACCGATTCAACGGACCAATGAACTCGCCTTGCTTGGCTTCCCCGTCCTCGTCGGGCAGACTCGCGGCGAAAGGCGTCCTTGCCAAATCTGGCGATTTGCCCGGAGACGGACGAGACGGGCAAGGTGGGCAACAGGTTTTCAGCGACCGCCCCTTGCACGCGGTAGCCGATGGCTACTTGCGTCAATACTGGGTCAAATAAAATCACATCCTTGACATCCGTCACTTGCGGCATTATTCGGTCACCTCCTTAGTTTCTTGGGGCAAAGGTTCGGGCAGCAAGCGATGGCGCTCGCATTCCAAAACGCCCCATGCCGTTAGTTGGGCACTCCGCAAAGTCGGCATTTTCACATAGCCCAAGTCAGCCAGAAGTTGCAAGTTCCGAAGGACTTGAATTTGTTCGTCTTGGCTTTGGGCGTTGAAGGCGCTGAACAAGTCATCCAACGAGATGCGGTGATGTTTCCCGCTTCTTTGCCATGCAGCGTAAAGGATGGACAAGATTCGTTCCCGAATTTGTTGGTCGGTCATCATTGTCACCTCCTTCGTCCCTCGTCCCCCGTCCCTCGTCCCGTCCTCAGAACTCAAAGGGTGCCAGCAGGACTTCAATGACTTGTCCCGCAGCAGTCGCTGCCGTCAAAGCGAAACCGAGAATTCGTTGTTGCCCCGTTGGCTGGTTGGAAGAAGAAGCGCCGTGGTTGTGGAAAGCCCCCGCCGCTGACACTCGTCCGTTGGCGGCGGCAACGACGGGGCTTCCGATGCTGATAGCGCCAGCAGCGACAGCCTTGCTGATGCCGTAAAGCATCACGGATGCCGTCTCGCCAGTGTTTGGTTTGTTTTGCAAGATGCCGATGGCTCGCTCGTTAGCGCCTGCCAAAATGACTCGCCCTGTAGCGTCCAGCCTTACGGGAGCGAAGGGAAAGTTTCGCAAATCCGCCCCCGCCACAAAGGAAATGACTAACGCTTCCCGATAAGTCGCCATCTTTCGTCACCTCCTATTGGCTATTCGCCATTCGCTACTCGCTACTTATGGACTTTGTATTCGCTGAAAACAAGGTCGGGTCGCTCGGAAGCGGCGATGCGGATCGCGTCAATGAAATTCAAGTTTCGTTCGCGGGCAATTTTCTCGGCGTAAGTTTGCAGGGTCTCGGTCTTCTCGTCGGGCTCAGTGGCAGAAAAGCCAAGTTCGCCGACCGGGACAAATTGAATGGACTTGATGGCGTCCATCAACTTGCCCGCCAGTTCGTCGTTTAACTCCGCGAGAACTTCAACGAATTTGTTGCGACTGGCAGGAGCGAGAGCAACTTTGCCCTCGCTGAAACGCAGTGATGCCAACTCGTCGGCAAACTGCCGCTTCCGCTGCTCCGCCTCCAGCCGTTGCACCTTTTGCTGAAGGGCAACAACTTGGGCGGGGTCAAGGGTTTGCTGCGGCTCATGAGCGATGTTCTTTTCCTCGCTCATGTTTTCACCTCCTTCGCCAAATTTCCTTCGTAATCGTTCGGCAATGGACCGAACGCGTTCTTTCACATCGCTGGGCAAATCAACGCCCCCACGAGCGCCAGCAAGGATAGCCAAAACTTGGACGACGGCTCGGAAGATGACGCGTGGTTGACCGTTAACGATGTCAATAACTGGGAGTTTGTAAGAGCCGAACAAATCTGGATTGGCTCGGTCGTAAGCGAGAAACCGCCGCCGATATTTCCGCCATTCCTCATTGCCCCATTCTGATGGGTCTCTCTCCGAAACCCATCTTCGCCATCTTCGTTCGCTTTCGTCAGCGTCCCATTCGTAAGAGCGGTCATCGTGGATGGGAAATTGCAACGGGTCATCGTTTGCCGTCCAATCAGGGTCGGCTGCGGCAAGGGCTGTCAAGCCCTTGAAAAAGGGTCGGTTGGTCAATGCGATGCCCGTCAAAACATCTTCGCCCAAAATCTTGCCCGTTTGGGGATCAACTGCTCCGCCTAACTCAACGCTGACATATTTGAACCGCTGTTTTTCAATGGCTTCCTTGCCGATGTCCGTCCATTCAATCAGGGCATAAAGCCCATCTTCCCGGACTTCCAGTGCTCGAACCCAACCCGCAGCGCC